CTTGCTGCGGATAATGTCATCGCCTTGCGGCTTCGCGGTGCCGTCACCGGCTGACATGAGTAGATCGCCACGCTGAACCACGACACCCTGCGCGATACGGATAATCATGTCACCCGTCATGGCGACGTTCATATCGTTGGTGTAAACATCGTCGTCGTTGTCCCAGTTCACGAACACGCCAGCCACGTTGACATCACCCTCAACGTCCGACACCTTCATGCAGTTCAACTGCTCATTAGGCAGCGGTTCGCCGTCCTTCTCCCACACCGCCATTTGGTCAAGGTTTGACATGACCGTGCCTTTGACAAGCGGGATGCGCGTGTTATCCGTCGTCTGCGAGTAGCGCGACAAGTGACCGCCGTTATACGACACGGTGGTGCCGCTGACCGAAATATCGCCTTCTTGTGAACCGGCTTGATAAAACCTAACCAATTCACCGTCATTAGTATTTCGTGCAACGCTTAAAGCGTAACTTGAACTGGCTGATAAAAATGCTATCCCAGTACCCCGAAGAGCCATTCCATTAACGTCATTTCCCGCTCCGGGAGCGGTACTAACGGTTTGGCCAATCAGCAATTCTCCATCGCTCGTGATGCGTGCGCGTTCGGTGTTGTTGGTGGCAAACAACAGTGGAGTGTTATTTCTGTTGTAAATATAAGCGGTGGCGTCTCCTGTACCACCAACCCCCATATCAAATCCGGTCGGATTTGCAGTAGAGGCAAGACGCATAAAGCCAGCCGACGATCCACCATTTACTTCTAACGGATACGCTGGGCTTGCTGTGCCGATTCCCAGCCGACCCGACGTATCCAGCGTCATCGCCTGCGTGAACGAGATGGTGTTGCCTGCGGTGCCGGAGGCTGCTGTACGCCATTCGTGCGCGCCGGCGTTCATGCGATAAGCCGCTGCCGTTGCTGTGGATGCGTACTTCCAAGTTGAATTGAAATAAGCGTTGGCGGTAAACCAAATATCGTTTGCGCCGTTTCCAAATATGGAGTTTCCGACCGCATCAACTTCAAATGCGTTTCCTTGGCTCCAAGTTGATGGCGTCACGCCCAGACCGAGGTTGCCAACTCCGTCAACAATAAAACGGTCGCCAGAAAAACTAGAAACTAAAAACGCATAATTGGCGGCAGTTCCGCCATTATGGTAAACACGCAACCCTTTGCCGTTAGCGTTATAAGAAGTAATATTCAACATGTATTCTGTTGAATTACTCTTAATCATCGACACGCCGTATTCGCTTCCAGAAGTCGGAACGGTTGTATCGCTAATGCTGAAAAGATCAGCATCTCCAGACGACCCCTTTATTGCTAACTTGCTTTCAGGCGAACTCGTCCCGATGCCGAGGTTGCCGGAGGTGTCAAGACGCATCTGCTCGGCGCCGTTGGTATAAAAAGTTAGCGGCAAATACGTCCCAGTGCCCGCTTGACCAGACGAAAGCCGTGTCGTGGCGGAGGTTGCAATGATCGCTATATTTGACGCATTAGTGGGATCAGAGTTGCTATAAGCAAGAACTTGAGCGGTAGTTGAAGTCCCGTTCGGCAGTACAGTAACCGCCGTGTTTCCATTTGTCGTGTTGGACTGAATCGCAAGCCTATTCGTGAGCGTGGCATTGCTCATGTCGCCAGTAATGCGCTGGGCAGTGCTGGAAAAATTAAGGTTTCCGGTAGTAATCGTTTCGCTGGCAGCAAAAAGATTCGTAATGGTCGCGCTGGTCGAAGTCAGTGTGGTGACGTTAGCCGAAGCAATACTCAGGTTGGAAAGTACGAGGCTCGTTGCCGTGAGATTAGTGATGCTGGCGGAGGCTGCTTTCATCAGCGTGAAGGACGCATCCGCGCAAGTCAGACTGCTCGGATTCGTGCCCAACTCAATGACAGCACTCGCGGAGGTCATGGAGTACATCCGCTTGTCAGCGGTATTAACGGCGACTTCGACGCCTCCTGCCAAATTGGTCAGGTTAGCCGTGCCGGGGACTGACCCCGGGGTGTCGCTTTTCTTCAGAAGAATCGTGGGCATTAGTACGTGCCTCCGCTCAAATTGCCTGTGGCGTTAGCCAGATCAAGATAATAACTTCCTGATTGCCCATCCAGCAAATCAGCATTCAGGTTAGTGACCAGCGTATTGGAGCTAATCACAAGACTCCCAAGAGCCAAATTTGTGATGCTCGCGCTCGTGCCCTTCAGGGTCGATACCGTACCGCTGGTCGAGGTTAAATTGGTCAACGTAGCCGAGCCGCTGCTTAGCGTCGTAATCCCGGCTGAAGTGCTCGTTAGCGTCGTGATCGTAGCCGACGTAAAGGTGGCATTCGCCAAGGACAGGCTACTGACGGTCAAGCTGCTTACGGACAGATTCGTAATCCCAGCCGAAGTCGCAGTCAGCGTCGTCACCGTTCCACTGGTCGAGGTCAGGTTCGTCGCTGTCAAGGACCCGCTCGTCAGGGTCGTAATGTCCGCACTGCCGTAACGCAACGAGGTGCCCGACGAGGTAGCAATCCCCGCCGAGGTCGAAGTCAACGTCGTGATCGTGGCGCTCGTGAACGTCGCATTAGCCAACGACAAGCTGCTCACGGTCAGGCTGCTAACCGACAGATTCGTAATGTCCGCCGAGCCACTGAACAGGGTCGAAACCGTACCGCTCGTAGCCGCGAGATTCGTAGCCGTCAAAGAGCCAGACGAAAGCGTCGTAATGCCCGCACTCGTACTGGTCAGCGTCGTAATGGTCGCGCTGGTAAACGTGGCATTTGAAAGCGACAGGCTGCTGACCGTTAGGCTGCTAACAGACAGATTGGTAATATCCGCGCTCGTGCTCTTGAGCGTCGATACCGTACCGCTCGTAGAAGTCAGATTCGTGAGAGTAGCCGAGTCGCTCGTCAGTACCGTGACGTTGCCGCTGGAATACCCAAGCGCCGTACCCGAAAGCGTCGCAATACCCGCCGACGTACTCGTCAGAGTCGTAATCGTGGCAGACGTAAAGCTCGCATTGGTCAGCGACAAGCTCGAAACCGTCAGGCTGCTCACAGATAAATTCGTAATGTCTGCGCTCGTGCTCTGAAGTGTTGTAACGGTGCCACTAGTCGAAGTCAGATTGGTCAGCGTGGCCGACCCACTCGTGAGCGTCGTGATATTTGCGCTCGTACCCGTAAGCGTCGTAATGCCCGCGCTTGCTACCGTGAGCGTCGTAACACTCGCAGAGCCCACACCAAGCTGCGAAATAGATGCACTCGTTGCAGTCAGCCGCGTTGCCGTCAAATCCGTTACGGTCGATGACGTAAACGTAAAGTTAGAAATCGTGGCGCTCGTTGCCGTTAAGTTCGTGACAGTCCAGCTATCACCCGTAAGCGTCGCAATCGCACCTACCGTGGCCGACAGCGTAGACGCCCCAACGCCAGAGAACCCAAGGTTCGTTCCCGTCAGATTGCCAATGTTTCCGCTCGCCGCACCAATCGTCGAAACGTAAATGCTGCCGCCAGAAATAGAAACGTTACTCGCGTCCTGAGTCGCCATTGACCCAAGACCCAAGTTCGTCCGCGCACCCGCAGCCGTTCCCGCACCCGTACCGCCATTGCTGATGGCAAGCGTTCCCGACATCGTGATAACGCCAGCAGTCGTAACAGGACCACCGCTAAAAACGACGCCAGAAATAGTGCTGCTTAGGTCAATGCTCGTGACCGTGCCCGCACCAGTGATCGTTTGCCAACTTGGCGCACCCGCACCATTTGATGCCAGCACTTGACCCGCAGATCCAACAGTGCTCAATGCAAACTGCGAACCTGTCGAGTACACCACTGCGCCAGCAACCGGCGAAAGATTCGCACCCGTACCACCACGGCCTAAAGGCAAAATGCCCGTCGTCTCAGTCCCATCAGCCAAGTCCAAAGCCGGGTGAACGTGGTCAGCCCTTGCAGGCGTACTCGCTGTACCCGCAGCCGCCGCACCTAACGCCGACGGAATCGTGCTGGAGTAATCAATCGCAAGCGTCCGATCTGCACTAAGGTTCCCACCACCAGTCAACCCAGTGCCCGCAACAACCTGACGCGAGTCCGGTACATACCCACTGATCGTGAGCGTTGCACCCGTGACGTTCGTAATGCGGCCCTTATCACTGACCGTAAGAACCGGAATGATTCCGCTTGAACCGTAGATGCCAGCCGATACACCCGTCGTGTTCAACTGATCTTCAGTAATACCACCATTGGCAACCGCAATCGTGATGTCGTGAGAAAGCGTGCCACCGCCCGTAAGCCCCGTCCCCGCATTAATTGCACGGCTTGGCGGGACCGTCAGATTCTGATTGATCTGACTGAATTGAACCTTGTAGGTCGTACCCGAAATGACAATAGGAAAATAACCAGCCGGGTCCGCAACCGGAGCCTCAGGAAGCTGACTGATGCGCGATGGAATTAAATTGCTTGGTACGTTGGCCATTACAGCGGCTGCTCCGGCTCAAGGTAATCGTCATCTGCCTCGTTCACCAAGAACGTATTACCGTCTTCACTAATCACACCATACGGCTGCGAAGACAGCGGTACATCTGGGCGAACAAAAGGCAGCGTAATTCTTTCAGTCTGACGCGCAGGTAATCTGTACGGGTCCAAATCATCGCGGTCAATTTTGCATACGCGTAGTCCCGGCGCATTAGGGTCGGAAAACAAATCAGCCAGCGGGAACTTGCGAGAACATCTATCGCAAATTGCAATCGCCGCATAAGGCTGACCACGCGTATCAAGAAATAAACTCATCGTGTATACACCGACAAGTTTGGAGTCCAGTAGATCGGAGAGTTATCACGCTCTTCGTTCTCGGCCTGAGCCAACGCCTTATCCGCTTTCGCTTCCAAGATCGGCATCAAGTTCGCATCAACTTCCGGCATCTCTTCCGCAAGCTTAGACGCCAACATCGCCACAATCGCATCAAACCAACGCTGCGGCACATCCAAGTTTTGCGTCATAGAACCCACGTCTTGAATGTAGCGATGACGCCACAACACGATCTGCTGAGTCTCTGCCGCCAAGTTCGGCACGGGCCACAAGCGCATCACCGGGTAATCACGCTGCCGGTCAAACCAAAACTGCAACGGACGACCTTCAAACGACTTGTTCGGCAACGCCGTCCAGTCATCACGGTTCAATCGCGCAATCGGAATCTCGTTCGGCGTGTTACCAAAGTACACTTCAGATGCTGACAGCGAACCACTCGTCACGCGCACGCGGAAGTAATCCGCAGACTCCGGCACTTCGGTATCAATCCAAAGCCACTCGCCAGAAACCTGAGTCGGAGCATTCGTCGCCTGAATCGTATCAACCGCCGTCCACACGAGGCCGTCATTCGACATCTCAATCACAAACGGCTGTGCTGCGGCAGACCACTTGATACCCACCGTCGTCACCGTCAACCCGTCAGCGTTGTACACCTGAAAGGTCGTGGCAGTAGAAGCCGTCGTGCCCGTGGATTCCAAGAGCGTCCGTAAGTTTGTGTTCAGCACATCAATCGTGCCAAGCGGCAGCGTCACTGCACCGTTGCCCTGATACAAGGGCATCACCAAACGCTCAATACACCAAAGCTGAACGCCTCGGTTCGCGAGATTACTTAGGATCAAGTAAAGCTGATCGTTCGCAACATCGATCATCTCAGAAGTGATCTGCTGCGCACCAAGCCGACAACGCCTAAAGGCATGGTCAATGACCTGCCTCGTCGTAAAGTTTGTTGTCGAAACTGTACCGGAAGTTGCCATCAGGGTCCCTCTTGCGCCTTGGTCTACTGCACCGAGCAGACCCTAATGACTAGGCTACGAATAACCTATTACTTCTTTCTCACTCGCTTACCCGGCATATCAAGACTCATGCCCGGAGCGTACCTTTCAGCATGCCGCATTCTTTCCAATGCGCGACGATCTTGCGGAGTCATCTGCCCACCCGCAGCCTTGCGTACCGGCACCTTCTCGCCAGCACGACGGGCTTCAGACAGAGCAATGGCAACAGCCTGCTTCTGGTTTTTCACAAGAGGTCCTTTCTTGGAACCCGAGTGAAGCTTTCCAGCCTTGTACTCGCGCATCACTTTGCCAACCTTACCGCCGCGAGCGTACTGGATAGGCGCTTCCGGCATAGGACCGTATGCACCCTGATCGTACTGACGCGCAGTGTCGTACATGTCTTTCAACATGCTATACACATCATTGGCCGTCAGAACATTCCCAACCGGGCCAGACAGTACGCGTGATGCTCCACGAGCTACCGTTCCACCAACTTTTGACAAGGCAGAAACAGGAGCCGATCTCAAAAAACCACCAGCCGGTGCGCGGGGGGCCGGAGCCGGAGGCGGCATTCCACCAACCTTTAGTTTTTTGGGCCTAACCGGAGGTCTGGGCTTCGGAGCCGGAGCGCCATAGCCGTATCGCTGCCACTCTGGAATAACCGACTTGCTCGGCAAATTCCCGCGAGGGGGAAGGTCGTCCAAAGAGGACAACCCACCCTTTTTGCCTTTGCTTGACATGATCTTACTTCCTGTTTTTCATCCGGCCCTTAGCGGCCATGTGCTTTTTCATCATGCCACCACGAGCGCGGCCTTGCGGCTGATCAATTTCTTCTACGGTCACTTTGCCCTTCTTATTGGCATTGATGGCATCGTACAGATCTCGCAACGCAGAATACCCGCCATAAATCGCAGCCGCGCCGGATCCAATTCGGCCAAGAGCCTTTGCTCTACCAAGAGGAGTATCTTCTGCTACTTTTTTAGCCCAACCCTCTTCAATAGCTCGCTGTCCCTTCGCGTACATGCGATCTTGGTATCGCTCCCAAGCCTCTTTAGGGGGAAGCCCTCTTCCATCTGTTGGGAAACCGGGACCACCAACGCGCCCCGCGTTAGCAAACTTCTGAACTTTGCCGCCCACAGCGTAGCCCTGTCCCTTACCCATCTTGGGCTTGGACTCCATCTTGGCAGCGCCACGCGCCGGAGCATTCGGCTTAGCACGAGACGGCATTCCCTTGGCGGAAGCCCGTGCGCGAACCGGCATGCCATCCTTATGGAAGCCACCTTCAGCCGGGAATTCAAAATCTTTAACGTACTTAACGCCCATGTTCGTTACCTCTAAAAACGCGCTTTAAACGCAAACCACCAACTGGTGAAACGCGCTTTCAGCACCAAAAGTTTAATACTAAGCTGATCTTTCCAAGAAAGCTCAACCGGAGCAACTACCGGCTCTGCCTTGGGCTTACGCTTACGGACAACTTTCTTTTTCATATCAGCAGTCCCACTTCCTCAGAGACAATGCCTTCCGTGTTGGGCGACCTTTCTCGTCCTTCATGGGTCCCGGCATGCCTGACATTCTCGCACAAAAAGATCTTCGACGCGCCGCCGCTTTAGGCGACTTCTTCGCCTGTCCAGCACTGACCGGCGGCTTCAAATTCATACCCTCACGCTTCGCACTTCGTCGGCCCGCTTCGTTCAAACCCCCCTCGGGATTCTTACCAGCTTTCCTCTGCCAAGCAGCCGTCTTAAAAGCTCCACCACCTTTTGCAAACTGCTTCCAATCAGACCAGTCGCCCTCACACTTCACAGCCCAACCCTCTTGGCAGAGATGCGAACAGAAGGCGTGGACGGAATCGCAGGAGGACCCACCACCGCAGCGTCGTAATTAGCAATGACTAGCGAGCTTTCAAAATTGGCAACGCACTGAATGTAACTGCTAATAGAGAAGCTTTCGATGCCAGAAATAGAAAGCACTGCCGCTCCACCATCCGCTGCCTTAGGCACAGTCACTTTAGATGCAGAGCCTACAATGTCAGTCCCATCTCTACGGAACCAAATGGTAACGTCGTGGTCGCTGCTATCAGTGTTAGAAAACTGAATCGCTGCGTTGATTTCATAAACACCGGCTGCGGCAAAGGTAATCTGCGTACTGCTTGCCAGCGATACACCCGTATTAAAGTCAGCCGAAGCGTCTAAGCTCAAAACAGAATTGACGTTAGAACTGTACTGCTGATCACGATTGGATGAGAAAAATCCATACACTTTGCCAGTGATAGCTGTGTAAGGAATCGCTCCAGCCGTTACCGTAATCGAATCAAACTCACCAATGGCGTTGCTGATCGTGACCGACCCCAACGTACCACCCGTGATATTGAGCGAGTCTCCAACAAACGTCTTGATTTGAGTGGCCGATGCCTTGACCGACGACCCCGACTGCACCGTCTCAAAGAGCTCGTTGCCGCCAAGGGCCGTAGCCGTTGTAAGGTCTGTGATCTTGACGTTAGCCATTTATCAAGCCGTCGATTGCTGAACAATGGTGAATCGCACAGATCCGTTGCCCGAATTGATCTTCAGGCGAACCGCACGCATCAGCGTCGTCGTGAAATGCGTCTCATCGCCAGACGCCGCCGTTAAGCTCGCCGCAGGATGCGGAACCGCCAACTGCTGAATGTTCAGATCAAACGGATCTTCGTTCGTGTACTCAACCGAGTAGTTGACCGTGCCGCTCGTCTTGGCCGAAATGTTCGTGACCTGATTTGGCGTGTAGATATCAAGCGGAATCCAAGCCGTGTAACCCGGCACCGCGTTGCCTACGCTAATCGTCGCACTCGTTGGCGCATCCGCCACAATGCTCGAAACCGTCGCAAACGACAGCGAGCCAGTCACCGTTCCAGAAGCCGTCACCGCAACAGTTTCAGTCTGCGACGCGCCACCCGGAGCCGTGCCCGACACAACAAAGTTCACCGCAGCCGAAGCTTCGCTAAACACCGTCAACTGCGCCGGAACCGTCAACGTGACAGATCCACCCGAAGCTAACGTACCGTCAATCGTAATCGCACCCGAAGCATTCAGAAGCTGCTCGTTCGCAACGCTATCCGCATCTGCCGCCGGTTGTGATCTTGTAAAACTAATAGGACGCATGGTTGCTCTCCCTCACAATCACAAGAAAAGAGGGGCCGAAGCCCCTCTCGTCATTACGGCGTCAAGCTGGCGTACAAGCCGATGTAGAACGTGGCGCTTCCCACGAGAACCGGAATACGGCCCACCTGAGAAGAAACCGTTCCAGACGGCGATGCAGTCAACACACGGCTGAACGACAGGTTCGTGATAGTGCCCGTCGTCGCAACAAGATTCGTGATGGTTGAAGAACCAACAGTAAGAACAGTTCCGGAGAAACCGTTAAGCGAGTTAACCGGCCCCGTAAAAGTTGTATTCGCCATTGCAAATTACCTCATGCACAAGTCGCCCATCCGTCTGTGCATCGTCCGCTAGGTCGGTCGAATGGGCTGGTTAAACCTAGAACTACTTCACCTCTACAGCCTTGGCCTTCCTCTTCGCCAGCATCTTTGCTCTAAACTCAGGATCTGCCCAACGCTGTTTCAACAATTCTGCCTTCGCTGCGCGAACCTCCGGCGTGTTGTACGCCTTTGAATACTCCCCTGCTTTCTTACGAGCTTCTTCACTCTCGTAATAGGCCCTTGACTTTCTAGAAGCCTCGGCCTTTCGCTCCGGAGTCGATTTCGCGGTCTTAATCGCAAGCCTAATACTATCTCCTTTCTGTGTCCATAGTCTTTTTGTGGCTTCGCTCTTACGCGCTTTCTCTTCCGGTCTAGCGTGTGCTTCAGCACGAGACGCTGCCTGTTTTGCACGGTATTCCTCGGACTCCCAGTTGGTCCGCATGGCAACGCTGATCTTGTTACGGACTTGCTCGGTGCGACTCTTTAGGATGGCTTCGCGGAGCTTGGCTCTATGCGCAGGATCAGCACACATCTCCCTGATACGTGCTACACGCTGAGCTTTTATTTCAGGTTTTGCCCAAGCATCACGAGAAATTTTGGAAACAATGTTTTTCCATTCTTCCGTTTGCATCTTTTCCCGCCATTTACGCAAACGTTCTTCACTGTATTTAAGGCCAGCAGTGCCTTGCCCACCATCAGTAAAGTTGCACAAAGAACCTGTACGTAAATCACGACGCCCATACTGAGCGATCAAGTCACGCTCCATGGCAAACGCTTCTTCTTCGTTGTCCATATACGCAGCAATGGTGATCTGCGGAACAAGACCAGCAACCCGAATCTTGTCCAATACTCTTTGCAAAAACGAATTAACACATCGACGTTCCCAGTGATCACTGGCGCGGTCGAGATCTACGGTGCCTTTGCCAACGTAGATGGGCTGAAGCCCTTTCCCCGGACGGGGATCAAGATAAACGTACACATAAAACTTACCCGGCTGCTGCATGATGGCCTTCCTGTTTCCAAGTTGGCTAACATCATACAGAGCCGGGCAAGGATTTGTCTAGGAAAATAATTCCTTACAAATCAGAGACTTAGACTCCAGCGGTTCCGAACACCGTTCGTGGGTCAGTCCAACCCACAGCGTAACGCTCGGTACTTTTAAACCTCGTCGAATCAGTCTCGAAGTCGCCTTCCATTGACTTCTCAAGGCCGCGACGCATCATCAGCTTCAAGCCTTCCGGCGCGTCCGTCTTCACCCACCAAGCGGTGGTCGAGGTAAGACGCGAGAGGTTGGCCTGACCGCCAGCGAGGAGGCCCATCGACTTCACCGGGTTGATGTCGTTGTCGGCGGTGCCCGTACGGAGGACGCTCTTGAGGAGCACTTCCGCTTGGAACACGTTGGACGGCGACACAACGAGCTTCTCCGGGTTCAGGCGAATGCGCTTGCCGTTGTTGTCAACAGCGTTGCGAACCTGAATAAGGATCTGCTCAAGCGAGGTCTGGGACAACGCAGCCGGAGTGTTTAGCTGGTTGCTGAACGTACCGACCGCAATCGGATGGTTCGTAGCAACAAGCGGAACACCGTCGCCGCCGTTGAAGCCAGCCGTGAACGCACGGTTCAGGACGTTGGCGCAGAGGGTTTCCTTCGTTTCGATCAGCGACTGCGCCAAGTGCTTGGCATAGGTCTGGCCGATACGGATGTGGTCACCATCTTCCACGAGCACCTTCGTGAGCGCGAATGCAAGGCCGTAGACCTTGTAGACGTAACGCTGCAAGAAGAGCACGCCACCAGCCTGATACGTGACCGGGGTGCCGTCCGGAAGTTCCGGAGCAGCGCCGAACCCGTACAGAACCGGCTCTTCGTGGTAGTTGCGGGGAATGCCCTGCTGCTGAACGAAGACTTGCTTCCACTCGTCAGCACGCTGGTCATAAACGCCATCGAAAGCCTCATTAAGAATCGGCTCAACAATGGAACGAAAGTCAGTACTACGCATTGGGACTGCCATGTTCTAGTCCTCCTTAGAATGCAGCCTTATCAGCCACAAACTGGTGCTGGCTGATTTGGACCTGAACGATGGTATAAGCGTCACCCCACGCATTGCCGACCTCAGGAGCGAGGTTGACGATACGCAGAATTTCGTTACCGGAAGTCGTCAACTGAGCGGCATCAAGCTCGGCCTGAGAGAGACCAACCGTGGTGCTACCGGCAGTGACGTTCGCGAAGTCCGCCTGAGAACCGATATCCGTGATGTTCACCGAGCTCGTCGCTTGGATTTCATACACGATTGCCGGGTCCGTGGTGACATAAGCAACGATGTCGGTGGCGGCGGTAGAAGCCGTCCACTTGTTGCTTACGCGGCGACGGCCATCGGTATCGGTGAATTCGACACCCATGAACGTGCCAACAATAGCCGCCTCAGTGGCAGCAGCGGCTTCAATCGTACCGCTGGCACCAATTTTGACTGGCTGGAACTGGAGAATATTGGCGTTGTAACCGGACTCGATTGACATCGCAGTGGGACGAATGATCCCACTAGGATGAAAAGCCGGACGCAGCCCGAAAGGAGCATCAGTCGCAGACATTTGGTAATCCTCTAAAAAGAAGTGACCAAGTTACCACTCTTGCGGAGCACGTACCTTGGACGATTCCCGAATTGCCGACATGCCATCACCTTCAACCAACCTTGACCCAGCACGTTCAGCTTGCTCACGCATGCTTTCAGTTGAGCCGAGCAGCCGTTCTTCTTCCTGATTGGGGGCATCGAAGTGCACCGCCTGCATGTACTTTTTGTACAGCGAGATCGGAAGCTTGAACGCAAGCATCTCGTTGACACCGATGAACCCTTGCCAATCTCCAGTCTTAATCGAAGCATATTCCCAACCGGGAACATCCTCGGGCTTAACCGGCTCATACCCAAGCCGAATACGCGCTTGAATGGAGTCTCTAGGATTCGTCGTGGTCAACCAGCAAGTGTGGTAACCCGGAATGTTTGGCAGATCAGGCAACGCGGCCTGAATAAACTGCTGACGAAACATGTTAACTCGGTCGTCATCTGACAACTCACGGTTCTCAGTTACTGCGCGATCATACGCAGATCGGTTATTACGACCTTCGTCAAATGCCTTCTTCAGTCTTTCATCGCTCATATAACTCGCTCCCTTGTTTAGCGAGAAGAATTGTTACGATCGTAATCAGCATAACGCTTTATGTACTTCTGGCGCAACTCTGCGTTGTCCCAGACTCCTGCGTCAATAAGCGCCTGTTTGCGCTCAGGGCTGATATAGATTTCTTTTCGAGTGGACGGGGCGGCGTATTCACGCTTACCACCGACCGGCGGACCACCACGTTTTGCGGCTGGCGGAGCAGCGGCGGGTTTGGTCTTTTCCACAGTTTCCTCTCCGTAACGATGGGGAAGCCTGCGAGCCACCCGGTTGTCCAATTCAATCCAATACTCTTCCGTAGCCGGGTTGTAGCCTTCCGCAGCTAATCGCTGATCAATGACCTTAACGATAGCGGAATCTTCATCGCGGCCTGACGGGTCATACCAATTGTTGGATTCGATCCATTCCTTGGCATAAGCCGTCACACGGGGGTCCTTCTTTGACTGCGGGGCGGGTTGCTTTTCAACCTCCTCCTTCGCTGCCTTAAGTTGACGCGCACGCTCGATTGCCTGATCGCGGATGGCAAGCGCCTTGGTGACATCTTCACCCTGACCCTGCTCAATGGCTTTGGCAATGATGCGCTCGGCCAACTGAACCTCGTTCATCGCCTCGTTCAGCTTCTGGTCTACAGAGTTAATGCTGAACTGCGTGGTCTGCTTTTCGACACTAGAGAGGCGACGCTTAAACTCTTCGTTCTCAGCCCGAAGATAAGCGAGCTCACGCTCTTTGTGTTCAATCGCAGCCTTACGACGATACTTGCGCTGCTGGCGTTGGGCACGCTTTTCCTCAGGGGTTAGCGCCTTACGGCCACGCGGCTGGTCTTCGTCATCTGGTTCGTCGGTATCAGCGAGTCGCTCATCGTCATCCAGATCTTCGGCTTCGGCCTGCTGCTCGGGAATTCGTTCCTCTGCTTCGGCTTCAACGGATTCCTCCTCAAGAGGAGTTTCTGTTACGACGTACTCTTCTGAATTTGAGTTATCGTCTTCTGATAACAAATCTTTCTCAGACATGATTTAGCCCTCAGATAAATGCTTTGATGGCAAGCGGATCGCCCACTACGCCACCCACGATGTCGAGGTCGTTGAAGATTACGAACAGGGCTTCTTCTTCCCCATTCTCGCCATAAGGCACCTTCCAACGATCTCCGCCGTACTTTGGTACACGGACGAACTCGCCCTCTTTGCACCAGTTACCTTCCGGCCAAGATTCCATCGTGTTTCGATTTTTGAAGGCCAAAGGTCCAAGCTTTACGACCTTTGCGATCTGGGTGTTCCAGATCTCTGTCTCCCGCGTTTCGGTATGCAAAATGATGCCGCCTGCGGAGGTTTTCTTCGCACTGCGAATCTGCACTAAAACACGCGAACCAAACGGAATCAAACCCGGCTCTACACTAGGAAAAGCCTCATCCAATGCTGACATTTAAAAATCCTCTTCGTCTTCTTCCTGTTTAGCTAGAAGACCATTGATGTAGTTAATCGAGGCCTGCAACCCGGCGTAAGTGCCCACTGCCTTGCCATATTCAAAACGAGCGTCCTTGCCTTCTAGTTGCCGCTTCATCGCATCGTGTGCAACGCGAGCCTTGGCCAACTCCAATTCGTCAATTAATCGCTCAATCATGCGTTTTTCTTACCCTGTGATATTAGTGCGGGCGTTGCTTTGGGATCGCCCTTGACTCCCTTTGGACCCATGTCCATACCTTTCTTCGGACCACCATTGACCATCTTCTGGCCGCTAACAGCCATACCCATGGCCATCATCTTGTGCTGGTTCATGTAATCGTTTGCCATAAATCACCTTTAGGGGTTAATGCCCGTACCTGTTGAAACGTCAACCTTCTCACCCGTAATCGTTTCCATCGCAGCAATTTGCTTGGCGGTGTCATTGTCTTCACGGTTCGTAACCAACTTAACTTCAAGCTCAGCACGCTGCCGTTGGTCGAGGCGATCCTGCTTGAGCATTTCGCGCTGCATGTTGACCTGCTGACGAACGGCTCCGTCTTGAACTTCCTTCTGAAGTTTGGCTTGAGCCAATTGCAGTTCGGCCTGCTTGACCGCGATATTGGCCTGATCGGCCTGAGCTTTGCGCTGCACATCTGCCATCTGAGCGGCGGCACGCGGATCTTGCGGACCCACTTGCGGCTGAAGCTCTTTGAGCATGTTGAGTGCTTGCGCAACAATCTGCGGCACAGCGCCAAACGCACGCGCTGCATCGGGGACAACCTTCTGGCTCGTCGCAGCCAAAAGCTGATCGAAGCTCCTTCTGACTTCGACATCGTTGATCTTCTGGAACTCGCTGACATCTCTTTTCGCAGCGTTCGATGCCACTTCAAACACATGGCCCGCATACCAAAGCGCAATGTGCTCTTTGATGTGATCCAAAACAATCGGCATAAACTGCGGGGCCATCAGCATCGAAGAACCCAAGATGGGCGAGGTCAAATAATCCAAGTGCACCTGCAAGTGCGCAAGGTGATCCTGCTCGGGGAACGCGCTGATCGGACGACCCAAGGTCGCTGCCACGTTCTCGTTAACCGCATTCATCTCTTGCGGCACTGGCGCGGGGACTAGCAACTCTTTGGGATTCGGAATCCGTAGCTGCTTCAGAATGCGCTCTTCAACCTTACGCAAGTCATAGATCTGCGGCAAAGCCATCGCACGCTGGGAGACGGCCTGAACCTGAGCGTAACGCTGGGCTTCGGAGAAGATGTTGGGGTCAGAAACCGGCACGACATCCATCGGGCCTTCAAAGTCCGAACGCTTAACGAGCAACTCGCCCGTCTCGTCCTTGACCTCTTCGTCTTCCAGATACATCTGATTAAGACGATGCAGCACTTTGAGCGTACGGCCCATCGCGTCATGCAGTCGCGCATGAATCGCACTGAACACCGCCATGCCCTGCTCAATACGAGCCAACTGAGTACCGACCGGCATGTTGCCTTGGTTCTCAGAGATATCTTCCAAAGTGGTGCGAACGACGCCCTTACCGGCCTCGACCAAGAAGCCAAGCAGCGACATCAACACCGATGAAGGCTGATTGAACGGAATCGGCATCGCGATCTTGCGAATGTCATCGCTAAACGCACCGCCTTCAATCTCTTTCACTTCTGTCGGATCAATGCGCTCGGACTGACCGCCTTCGCGACCACCCTTGAGCTTGAGCATTCCGGGGAAGTTCGCAATATGCGCCGAGTCCAATAGCGCCCGAAGCGCACCCGTCGCCGCTGCTGAAATACCACCGATCATCTGCGGGATACCGATGGGGTACGCACCGCGCCACGGCACAAACGGGAATTCGATGATCCACTGCATCTCTTCCATCGTGTCGTCTTCTTCGCGCCAGTTGCGATAGATCGACAACACCTTGCCCGTGGACTTATCAACCGAGACGATGTACGGCGCTAGACCATACTTCTCTTCGATATCGGCAATGACGTAAATCTCAAAGATCGTGCGTAGACCATCAATGTCATACGCGCCACCATCGCGGCCTTCGATCTTGTTGTTCGCCTTCTCCGACTTCGATACATCGGGTTCAGACGTGGACGGAGCAAGCTCGACATCGCGATACATGCCAGAGCGCACGCGCTGGAGATACTCAATCTCGGTTACGTACTGAACGTGCGTCTTGCGCTCGGCAGAATAAAAGTTCGTCGCCGCGTAGGGCAGGTAGATGTCATCAATGGCCACATAAAGCGGCATCGGGCGCTTCTTGTTCGCGTCCCAAGAAAGCTTCATGTACTGCGCACCGCCAAGCGGTACCTGCGTCAAAAGCTGCTCCAACTCCGCCCGGAACTCGGGCATCTGCTGAGTCAACTGCCAATTGAGATAACGCGTCTTGCGCTCAGCCTTGGCTACCTTTTCGGCAGTTGGGGTACCAAAGATGTAATCCTTTGCAGGACCCTCAGGAGGGAAAAGCTCTTTGATGGCTCGGGCAGAGAAATCGACGCAGACCTCTGTGAGCATCGGGTGCACGACTCGACTTGCGCCCTGAAACGAAGCGCCGCCCGGTGCATCATCTCCAAGTCCCGTACGTCGTATTCCTTCTTCATACTGCTCGTCGCGCTTTTTGCGAGCTTCCTTGTCTTTGTAAATCTGCTGAAGAAGATCCTGAGCGATGTCATCCATCTGCCCTTCAGGCATCGACTCCGCAAGGTTCGAATAAAACTCTGACTCCGCATCCGGTTCAGATTCCTCTGACCCCAAACGCACAATCGCTCCACCGTCCTCGGTGTCCTCCACTTCCGCTACCTCATCCTCCGGTAGCAACAACATTTCCCCGAGTTCCTCTTCGGCCTCGCCGGTCATGTCTTCCATCTCTTCAGATGCCATACGGGTTTTCCCTCGGACGAGCGTTAACAATCAGCCTCGGCTGCAACGGCTTAGGCTTACTCACGCTTATCATATCTTTATCGGCAAGGAAACGTAAACCTTGGGTACAGGCGTCCATCAAGTCATCGTGCTTGATCGTTCCCTCGCCAGAAAACGAACACAATTGATACATCAGCGGTTCAGCCCACGAGCGAACCTGCCCGGGACGTTTCTCCGACTCCACAAACCAAATCATCCCACCGGCAAAGAGGTGCGAAACCATGTGAAGACGGGTCAACTTGCTGGCTTTGCCCGGATTGTACGCATGGGCGACGATCCCCTCTCGGGTCAGCATCTGCCGAAGCGAAATTCCGCTGCCTTTGTCTTCAATCACGATGGTATCGGGGCGTCTGCCGAAGCCTTGGGTGCGATTCGGGCCCACTAACGGGCGAATCATGGGGCGCTGTTCCTCGCCGCCGTAGTACACCTCGCGCTCTTTGTGAATCCGCTTGATTAAATCGGGCATCCCCAGCCGATCTTCCCAACAATCGAGCAAAATGATGTTCGGTTTCTCGTCTTGGTAGAAAATCCCAAGGACCACACACGCACTCGGGTCCGAATCGGACGTTTTCTTGTCGCGAGTCTGCTCCGTGAAGGCCGTATCCAAGCTCATCACGATGTGTTCAATCACCGGCAACGCCTTTTTAGCAGGCCACAACTTGATCCAGTTGCGCTTGATGATGCCCTGCTCTTCGGGATTGAGTACTTCGGCATGAATTTCCTGCCTTCCAAGCGTCGTGCCCTCAAACTTGAGCAACTGTTGCTGGAAAGTCGGCGCTAAATTGGCAATGTTTTCGTACGTACTCGCTCTCGTAACGTGCACATCTGCGCCATCACGGCCAATCAAGTCACGAATCAACGCTTTGGGCTTCGGCGTCGTCGTCGCCACGATCTTTGGGTGCTTTCCCAAGCGCATGCCGAACATGATCATGTCCCATGCTTCTTGATCGTACTGCCACGCTGCTAATTCGTCGCACCATCCGCCATGGAACTGCGGTCCACGAAGCCGGTCTGGCGTCTCCGCGCTGATCCCCTTGATCAAAGACCCATTGACCAAGATGATTTCCGATAAAGATCGGTTGTAATCCCTGATCAAGCCCTCGGGCATCACGCTCACAAGCCCCGAATCTCCCTCAAAACACGTATCACGTACGTCCGCAGAGGTCGGCGCACTCACAAGCCAACGCGTATTCGGGAAGTTATACGCCCGCCACCACAACCACTCCGCTGCCGCACGCGTTTTACCAGCACCACGACCGGCCAATAACAACCACACGGTCCAATCGCCCTTCGGGGGAACCTGATGCTTGTGCCGATTCTGCGTCCAATCCACCCGCTTATCTAAAACCCGAAGCTCCGTAAGACTGAGCTTATTAAGCTCCGCGATAACTTTCGGATCTACGTTCGGCGGAATGTTCGGCTGCGGCGTAGCCGGTGGGGGTTGTGGCGTCTTCTTGCTCATTAACGCCGATATGAAGCCGTCTTCTTCGCAATTCTAGAAGGCTGCTTTACAAACTGTTGCCCCTTCGCCTTGCCCTCGCGCTTTGCCCTTGTCGTAGCCGCGTATTCTTGCGGTGACAGCGCCTTAATTGCCGCAGCGGGGAGATACCGCTCGCCCGTTTTAGACGAAGGCTTGCCCGACTTTGTGCGCCAATCTTGGGCGGTCCAATCTTTCAAAGATTTCTGAGGTGCACGCATGGCTTAGTCCTTGTAAGAGCCGCCACGGGCTTTATATTCTTTGGCTAGAAGCTGTGCTTTACGCCCGCTCCATTGCCCCGCTGCCGTGCCGTGCGTAGCTTTAGCCTTGATCTGATTGAAGAGCTTCTTGCGCATCTCGGGTTTCGTGTAATTGCCCGCTGCGTTTACCTTAGATTTCGTCGCCATGGTCAACACTCCAAATGTCAGTTTGACGCTTTAATCTCGGCCAGTTGGACTCCGTAATGAACGATTTGTCCTGCACGAGAAGATGATTCGTAGGTTGCGCCGTAAAGCGCCCGTTGTCCAGTTTGATAAAGTAAAACTCTTTCCCCTGCTCAGGCTCCGCGCTAAATCCATCGAGCATCGGAATCGCGGTAAACATGTACGTCCCTGTGCACTCCAGCTTAGACCGTAGCCGCGTCTTGATACGGGTCCCTTCGAGAAACGGATACTCCAGCACACTGAAGTGAATGCCGTAGCAATCCCATGTTTGTCCGTCGGCGGGGTCCCAGCGTGTTTGAGTGGGAGAATGCGCAAGTTTGTGCAACGGCACGTTCCGATACACCGCCCCACATTCGAGCATCACATGGCATCCCCAAGTGCGACCGGGGTGACTCACTAGCCCAAACCACGCTACCCGTAGCCAGTCGTCGTTGCCGAATGTGTGGGGCTGCACGTAGCAGTACGTATGTCGGGGGAGGGGGCCAGCGCCGGTATAAAGCATGGGTGCAAGTTAGCACAAGGTGGTAGTGCATGCAAAAAGTAGCGGGGGACCCTAGGTTGGATTAGGCAGATGGGACCCGTTAACCCGCCCGTCAAAAAGTGTGTCCCCGTGTGCGCAATCTAAAAAAAATCGCACATTCTGTTGGGAGTCGGAAAGGTTCCTAGGCTTTCGCTCCATTTTTTCGCGCATTTTTTTGCGCTGTGTTTTTTACTGCCTGTATTTTTTCCCGTGGTGTTTTTTTCTCCGTGTGTTTTAACTTGTGAGCAATCATTACACAACCGGATTGCGTAGTCAACAGTTAATTGATGACACATAACGCTATGCATCGACGACAACTAATTACCTGTTGACATACTCAACCTGCTTGCGTTAATCTTTGCCCGTCCGATAACTAATAACTTAGGAAATAGCACAATGATCCGTATATCAGTAACTAGCAAACTTGACGGTGTTCGCTCATGGTCGTTAGTCGCTCGCGAGACATGTCCGGGCGCAATTAATCGCGACGGTTCATTAGTTCCCGCATGTGCCGGATGTTATGCCGTTGGCGGTAACTACCGTTATCCAAATGTACGCGGACCACGCGTAGAGAATCGCGAAGACTGGCAGCGCCCGGAATGGGTCGCCGATATGGTCGCCGAATTACAGAATGACAGATTTTTCCGTTGGTTCGACTCCGGCGATATGTACGCAATCGCACTGGCCGAAAAGATATACGCGGTAATGGTCGCGACTCCATGGGTGCGCCATTGGTTGCCTACGCGTATGCATAAGTTTTCAAAATTTGCGGATGTGCTTTCGCGCATGCAATCGTTACCGAACGTCATGGTGCGCCCGTCGTCCGACTCTGTAACAGGCGAATACGTCGCCGGGGTGCATGGTTCTACAATCGTGCCGTCAATTGATGCCGTGCCGAATGGCGCTACGTTATGCCATGCCGCTAACAATGGTGGAAAGTGTGGACCGTGCCGCGCCTGTTACTCGAAGGATGTGGCCGTCGTCGCCTATGTGGCGCATGGTCGGAGCATGTCAAAAGTAGTTCGCGAACAGTTAGCAGCCTAATAGGGGAATCAAATGGGAATCACCATACGCAAAGTACGCGCAGGAAATTGGTACACGTTCTCGCCGGTAGGCATGGACCTATACGACCCAAAAACCACGCTAACGTCAGGCGATATCGTGCAAGTAAAACGTGCGCCCGGATGCCCGCCACCGAACACAATGGGACATTGTCACGTGTACGACGTAGCCGGAAAATTTCGCGGATTAGTTCTAACCAATAGCCTACAGAGGGAAAGCACATGATCACGTTCCGTCAATTCCGTAGCCTAGTGAGTGCCGAGGTATCTCGCCTGTCTGGCCTGTCTCTCGCCTGTCTCCCGGATGTGGACCTATCGGATTACTACGACGAGGAATACACGCTAGACGAGGCGCAAGATGCCGCAAAAGAAGCAGCGCACATGGCGCTCCTCGAAGAAGGATTCTCGGCGGACCTACTGACCTAGTCGGACATAACAGGGTGCTATTTTGGGGGTGCTAGTCACCCCCCTTTTTTTATTCCACTTCGTGCGCTTCGCCGTCGATCGTAATGCCGTGCGCGAGTCGTCCCGCTAGTTTGCTCACTACCTCAGTACGTTGCGCGATTTCAATCGGGCCACCGTTCGCGCCGGTTAGTTCGACCGCGTTGCGTTCCGTGAACTTTCCCCCGCCTCTCGTTTTGAGCAAAAAGATTGCAGCGGTATCGCTTCCCGCCTTGGCACGTTGAGCGAGGGAACCGGCAATCTCGGAGACCATGTTCGATTGACCGTTCTTGAATTCGTAATCGTAATGCTCACGGACGGTCGATTCGGATATGCGGAGCGCGTTACACACCATGTCCATGGTGAAGCCGGAGAACGACATCGTTGCGACGCTTTGCGCGATCATCGCATCGGGATGCTTACGATTATCGTTTTTGGGAGATACAGCCCTAGTGGTGTAGTTCGCTACAACACCCTCTTTCGCATTTAAATCGTTTTTTAGCGGTTCAACCACTACCCCGCTACCTACCCCGCTCCCCTGCTCTGTCGTCGCCTCTGGCGCTTTCTCTGTCACGTTTACGCGCTCCTTTGCTTAGCCCGTAGCCTATGGGGGATAAACCCCGCCCAAGTCGGGCCGATTCTAGCCCGTTCCTAATTTTTCAATTATTGCATAAGACCCAAAGGAAGAAAAGAACAAGCGTAAGTGACTGATTCTAAAGGAAAGATATATTTTTTTCATTTATTTATTTCTTACTTCTATCCGCTCTTGTTAAAAGTTTTCCTCTTACCTTGCTACGCTTTCCTGTCTGTCTGTGGCTGAACCCCTAAGAAAGAATGAAATAAATGCAGGGATCAAGTTTAGCATTCAAAAAATCATTTAAAAATTAACAAGTTAAGACAGCAAACATCGTCCCTTTAAATTACTTAACTCAAGCGAATTAGTGCATTTAATTCATAAGAAAAAAGCCCAAAACCGGCTCAATTTACCGACTCAAATAACACTCTCAAAATTAAAGGTATAAAATATTTGAACTCTCTAAATTTGAGAGTACTATTCACATGGGCGAATACCCACCTAATCCACTTTTAGGCTACGGAGGATTTAAACGATGGCTAACACGACGATTTATCTAGACGCGCTTCTTCAGTTCGACCGACCGGCTTCAGTTAAAGAGGTGTACCAAAAGGCTCAGGAAATGTTCGGCCCCATGGTGAAAGGTGATCGGACTTCTGCTCGATCCTGTCTTGAGCGTTACTTGGGGACGGGGAAAGTAGTGAAAGAAAATGCGAGGTACTACGCCACCAAGGAAGCGGCTGATCCCATTGGGGGGCTGTCTACTCGAATCAAAACGCTAGAGGTTGAAAACAAAAGGCTGCGCGATGAAAACGAGCAACTGCTGAAGCGATTGGAGGGTCAAATATAAATTTACTTTCTATCCACCACGCGGTCGCTTGTGTGTTGACTCATGCAAGCGGCTTGCGTAGGATAAGTCCCGACCACTCACAAAAACGGAGATAGCCAACATGACCCAAGCACAACAATTTCGAGACGTACTGGCGGCGCAATACCGCGAACTGTTCACGACTCCTGAGTACGCAATGGCGGCTGCGCGGATGACTCCCGAAGCATTGGCTACGCGCATGACGGACGGCCTCATTTCTGGGGCTGCAAGTAAAGACGGCGACGGTATCAAGCGCACTTGCAAGGCTCTCGGAATCAAGAACACCTACGCCGCGATCAAAACCTATTTAAACGGATAAGGAGAAAGCACACATGAACGACAAAGAGATTAGCCGCGAACAAATGATCGACGCTCTGGTATCAGAGTCCATCAACTACATACGCGAGTGCATGGAGCGGGGCGATGTTGCCTTGCTTGCGGATTACCTTTCGTACGGCTTTATCGGCTACGAAAAGATGTCCGACAGCGACTTGTTATGCGAATACGAATCTAACGTGAGCGAGGAGTTCGCGGTATGAACCGATTCAATCACGCATACACATTCGGGTTTTCTCTTGAAAATAACTCCGAGGACGGCACGGCATCGGCTGAAGAATTACGACGGGCGATTATGCTTGCCGTGTCTGTGATGTCCGATACGGAACTGATGGAGAACTGCGGATTTCCTTTTGATAGTTACGAGATTGAGGAGGCCGCATGAAAAAGCGCAAAGTCACCGACCGTTCCCCGTCCGACGTTGTTTCAATGGACAACGACATCAAAGTTTCAGCCCTGCTCACGACGGCTGCGATCATTACGAACCGCGACGAGGCATCGTTTTTCCTATCTAGCCTTGCCGAGTCGATCATCAACGCGATGCCGAAGGGCGCACAGTCTGGGGCCACCAAGTTGGTCAAAAAGGACGCGCTCAAACTCTTAGAAGCACTTGAAGGCAACGGCAAGCCAACCAAGAGGGCCAAAGCATGACCCCGACTGACTACGCAATTGCTTTAAACGCCGCTTACGCGCTTGGCTTCTTTGCCCTACTGGTCTTTATCTTTCGGAAACACCTATGAAAAAGATACAAATCAACCGTCGCACTCTATCGCGGGTCATCTGGGAGCAAGTGGGGCATCACTTCCCGCCCCCTGCGCTTCACCGACAACTGGATGCCTGTCAGGACTTGCGCTCGACCGCCGACTACAACACCGGCTCCATTTCCGACACCGACGCAGAGGACTTGTACGGCATCGTTCGCTACTTTCGCCCCTTTATGGTCGCGGAGGTGGGGACGTTTATCGGTCGTAGCACGATGACCATGGCTCACGCGATGGAGGCGGGTAATGTGTATACCTGCGATGCCTCAAATGACATCACCCTGCCTACGGCTACCGGCTGCGAAACGGTCATTGAGCAATTCCCCCGCTCGACCTCGACCGAGATGTTTAAACGCTTGGTGGAGCGATCCGCGAAGGTGGATTTGTTTTATCTCGACGGGCGCATACCGGCAGATGACTTACCGCTCATTAACTCTCTGATGCACGATCAGTCGGTTTTTGTACTGGATGACTTTGAGGGCATCGAGAAGGGCGTCGCCAATGCCGCGATGCTGATGGGGAAACTGGGGCCGTACTACGTCTTGGTCTACCCCCGGGGCAACGGCAAGACCGCGATGATGCTCCCGAGAACGCTACTGGAATTTACGAACCAGTAACGACAAGCAATCCACTACGACAAGTGTTTTAACTTGTAGAGCGCACTCAGGTAATGCGAAACGATCTCATCAATGATGTTTTGGATGGCGGTTTCTTCGGGGGGACAAAAGTCATACCGGCCCTTCCCGATTCGCTCGACCTGATCTTCCAAAAACTCAACGAGGTTTCGGTTCTTCTCAGCAGACATGAGCGACACCGGACCCATGAGACCGTGCCGACCCTGCCAAGCCTCTGCAAAGTTATCCGCGAGTTCGGGCAGTCCCTCGTAAAACTTCTGGGTCGCTTTGTGAACCGCGTACGAGGACGTATTTAAATGCACCGAATGGGCAACGTCTCGTGCCAAGAAAAGGAGGCCAACGAAATCGGCGGCTTTCATGCTCATGGGTCTAGCGTAACCGTGAGGCAACGATTTTTCAATCTAGGGGCTTGCGCTCTTTCCCGGCGGGGCGTAAGTTAACCAAGCCGGTTGTTTAGTTCAACAGCATTCTTAGGAGAAAGCACATGAACGACAGACAAGAGATCGACGATGAATTGAACCGTGGCTACCGCGAATATGCGGAAGTTCAGGAAAAGTTGGAGGAGGTAGCCAAGATCGAGGCGCTCAAACTTCAGGCACAGGCCGAGAAGATGTTGTGGTCTTTCGATCAGTTCTTGCGGAAGGTGCTGTGATGTACGTCTGTAAGAATTGCAGTCGTGAGTTTGAAGAGCCGGAGCATATTGTCGAGCGCGAGATCATCGACTACGGCATCGGTCGCCAATGGGTGACGCTTTTCGAGGGCGACGTATGCCCTTACTGCGAATCCATGCACATTGAAGAAGCGCAAGAAGCGGATGAGGATGAATAAGCGTTGTCATCTTTGTGGCGTAGAGCATAAAGGCATTTGCCATGCACTGCGTCGCCCTAAGCGCAAAAAGGTACCGCCTGAAAAGGTGATTGAGTATCTGGAGCGGCAACGAGAACGCAATTTACTCCGCAAAGCACAAGCACTCATCAACGAACTGTGTGAGGTCATCGATGAAACCCGACGACAAGTCCGACGAGAGAGTCGAACGCCATACAAAGCCGCTAACAAAAGTCGAATGGCTTTGGGCAAGAATTGTACAAAGGCAGCGCGAAATACGCTTACTCGAAATGGAACTAAACAGGACTGACCCCAATGAAATTTATAAGCCGCCTGATTCAAAGACTGAATCTTAAATTTAACCGCGACTGGCGCTCCGTACCGGCTCCGAACTACCGCTGCTCACGGGGTAAACAGACCGACTGCAAACATGGAGATTACTGGTGAAAAAGATTATCGCAATACTGGCTCTTATGGCATCGGGCAGTGCGCTTGCACAAGAACTGCCGACGATCATTGGTTCCATGAAAAACAAAGAGAACGGGCAGATCGTATTCACGACCGATCAGGGTCAGTGTCAAGAAGGCACACGGTTGGCCTACATCGAAGGCAGCGGGGGAAAGATTTATCTCGTGGGCTGTTGGCGCAAAACCGACAACAAGGTGTTCGTGGTCTGGTCTGACGGGGACATTTTCTCGTACGACATTGAGAACATGAACTTCACCCGTGAGTGGATGGATTACAGCAACCGCTGAGGCACCCATGAGACACAAAGAATACATGATGGACCGTTTAAACGACGAGATCGAGATGCTCCGTCAAGAAAAAACGCGCATGCGGATGGAGTTTGACCATCAAGAGCGTGAGCGTGTCACGGGCGAAATCATCTTGTGCATTCTCATGTTCGCAGCAGGGTGGGCGTTGGCGTGGGCGCTGGTATGAAGATCGAAATCGACGTTGATATTGCAGAGCAGGTTACGGCTGTTGAACTCGCTCGAACGATGGCGAACTTGGTAGATGACTACGAGAAGCGCAAGGCCGGAGCAGGGATAAGCATCTTTTACAAGAACAAGACCGAAGATCTAGCCGAAATCAAGCGCCACATCGACGCATTTAAATTGGTGGGGTTGTACTACGGGGTGAAGTTGTGATCGATCCCAAAGCCCGTGGTGGTGTGCGCCGCTACTTGGACACCGTGAAGCCTGAGGAATACCTACCGGCAACGGGCGAGGTCAACCTTGGCGAACTGTCATTGACCGGCCTTGCGGATTTATTCGGCAGCGACAAGGGCAATATCAAGCACCGATACACGAAAGTGTACGAGCCGCTGATTCAAAAGATTTGTGAGGAGCAAGGGGACAATCGCAAGACCGCGCAGTTACACATTGCCGAAGCCGGTGTAGCGTGTGGCGCATCACTCCACATGTGGTCGCATTACCTTCCTGACAGCGTAATCATTGGCTACGACGTACGTCCTGAGTGCGCCGAGTTGTGTCAAGACTTGGACAACGTGCGGATTGTGATTGGCGATCCGGCCAAGATGGGCGAACCGGACGACGCGCCGTTTGACGTGTTCATTGATGACGCGAGTCACATTTCTGAGCAGATTGTCGAGATGTTCAGAAACTGCTGGCCATGGGTGCGCAGTGGCGGCTACTACGTCATTGAGGATCTGGGCTGCACCTACAGCGACGCGTACACCGAGCAGTTCCGCAAGCACTTTGATACGAACGCTTTAAATTACCGGGCTACGTTTGTGCGAATGGTCGATCACTTGATGAAGTGTGTGGACACGCACAGCGAGATTGCCGAGATGAATTACTACCCGCAGCTTTTGGTACTGAGGAAATTATGAGCGAGAGCCTGACTCCAACTGAATTTGATTTCATGTCGAAGCCTGAGAACAAAGAGGCCGAGTACGTGTGGTGCAAGATCAGCCCACAGGGTGGCTTGGAACTCTTTGACTGGGAGTTCGTTGAAAAGACGGCGCGTGAGTTTGACGCGATGGGTGAGGTAGCGCAGAAGAGCAACGCGCACATCATTTGCAAACTTGCCGTACTGATCCGTGAGCAGACGCTACTTCGGGCAGCGGAGGCCATCAAGCGCTATGCCGAGGTTCCCGCAGAGGCGACGGTCATTATGCTCAAAGACCCCTTGGAGGACGCATGAGCCTGTTCGTGTTCTTTCATGTCGGTGCTGACATCTCGATGCCGACGAAGATGGTGAGTTCGCTCAAGGCCGTGATGCCGGATGCGGAAGTGGTGATGTGTACCGACGAGGCAACACCTGAAGTCCCGGGTGTGAGCTTGTTTAAACGCAGCCAAGGCAACTACGAGCAGTTGATGTACTGGCGTATGCGTGCGTTTGCCGAAGCTCGGATTACGCGCCCTGCCATGTACATTGATACGGACATGCTCTTTGTTTTGCCTGTTAACCCGGCTGCGATTCTGGGCGATAAGGAAGTGATCTTTTGTCGCCGTTCGTTTGATCGGGACGCGGGGTTCAACGGGGAGCAGCGCGATGGGATCTTCAAGAAGTACCACGGCATCCCCTTGGGGACGCTTTACCCCTACCTTGGTTGTGCGACCGTGACCAAGAACTATCATGCGTGGAAAGCCATGGCGCTACTGATGGGGTTCATGGACCAAAACTTGCGCTCGTGGTACGGCGATCAAGAAGCCCTCAAGGTGTACTCGCACATGCTGTACCCGGAATTGGTGGGCGAGATGGAAGAGTTGGATTACGCGTGTCTGCCCGACAAGGCACCGGATGGGCATGTTCCTCACATTCTTCATTACAAAGGGGCAGCGCGTAAAAAACTATTTGAGGAGGCGTTATGAATGTTGCAGATAAGATTGGTCAATTGATTGAGCGGTTAGTCATGTTGGTCTTTGTGCTGACTGGGCTTTCCGTTGCCTTGGCGCTCAACTACGTGATGTGGAAGGGGTTAGTAAACTCCGACTTCTCGAATGTTCAAGAGCTTCGGCTTGTCGTGACTGCTCAGCAAGAGAAGATCAGCAAGATGGAGCAGGAAATTCAGTTTCTCGTCAGAGCCGAGGAAGTAGAGTAATTATGAAGGTATTCATTGGTTGGGACTCTCGTGAAGACATCGCCTATCAAGTGGCGCGAAAGTCCATGGAGTTACATTCATCCATCTCGCTCGACATCACTCCGATAAAGCAAAGTGATCTGCGCGAGCAGGGTATTTATTGGCGTGGGGTCGATCCGTTCTCTTCGACGGAGTTCAGCTTCACGCGGTTTCTGACTCCATACCTCGCGGGGTATTCCGGCTGGGCCTTGTTTTGCGACTGCGATTTTCTTTTCCGGGGGGACATCGCGACTTTGCTTGACTACGCCGACGGGGCAAAAGCGTGCTTCGTGGTACCGCACGACTACCGGCCTACCGAATCGGTCAAAATGGATAACAAGGCGCAACATCAATATCCTCGTAAGAACTGGTCGAGCTTTATGCTCATCAACTGTGAGCATGAACAAGTTAAGAAGCTCACGCCAGAACTGGTCAACGTGGCGACGGGCATGTATCTTCACAGGTTTGAGTGGCTGACGGACGATGTGATCGGTCATCTGCCGATTGCGTACAACTACTTGGAAGGGTGGTACACCCGCAATGAGTGTCCGAACCCGATTGCCGTACACATGACCCGTGGGGGTCCGTGGTTCAACGACTGGACGCACGTAGAGTATGGCCGTGAGTGGATGGCTGTGGCGGCTACGATATGAGCAAGTACGCCAAGGTCATCAAGCAGATTGAGTCTGCTTTCCAAGCCAAGAAGTACAACGAGGCTTTGGATCTGTGCAACTACGCCATCTCGCTGAGCCCCAAGGACATTGTGCCGTATCGGGCCAAGGCTCGGCTCTTGCAGATTACCCGTGAGTTTGCCGAGGCCGAGAAGTATTACAACGCGGCTGAGAAGCGTGGCGCATTGACAGCGGATGATTTGGTTAACCGTGGCATCGTCAAGGGTGAGCAGCAGAAGTACCTTCAAGCCATTGAGGACTTCAACAAGGCACTCGCTTTAAATCCGAAATATTTACATGCGCTGATTCAACGAGGGGCGTCTCAGTGGGAGATGCGTCTTTGGGATGAAGCGTACGAGAGCTTTAAATTGGCTAATGAAATCTCGCCTGATGATCCGAACGCGAACTGGATCTTGGGGTTGCTCGCCTTGCAGCGTAATGACTTCAAGACCGGCTGGCCGATGTACGAGCGACGGTGGAAGAGCGAGCGGTTCAAGAGCAGACCTCTGGTCACGCAGAAGCCGCAGTGGATTCCGAACTCGGTGCTGAAGTCCGTATTGGTGTGGGGCGAACAGGGCGTCGGCGATCAGATCATTTATGCGTCGTTGTTACCGGCTGTGCGTAAGAGTGCTGACCGGGTGACGGCGATGATGGACCCGCGCTTGTTGAGCTTATTTAAACGCTCCATGCCGGACATTGATTTCGTGTCGCACTTGGACCCGATTCCCTCCGAGATGCACGACTCGCAGATTCCTTTTGCAAGCTTGGGCGGGTGTTTCATTGAGACGCTGGACGATTTAAACGCTCATGCTGCGAGGGCGTATTTGAAAGCCGACCCGGAGCTAATCGAGAAGTACCGTGCTGAGACGGGCTTCACAAAGGATAAGCTGACGGTGGGCGTTACATGGGCTTCGAGCGCCATCAAGATTGGGCCGCACAAGTCGATCCGTATTGAGGAGATGAAACCCTTCCTAAAGAACGACTATCAGGTTTTAAATCTGCAATATGGCAGCAGTAAGGAAGCGGTGGACAAGTTTAACCAAGACTTTGGTGCGAACATCGTGACGACTTCGGCCAATCTGTGGAAAGACTTTGAATCCGTGGCGGCGTTATGCGCCATGTGTGATGTGATTGTATCGGTGAGCAGTTCGACCGTTCATCTTGCCGGTGCCTTAGGGGTGCCGGTGCTTTTGATGGATGCCAACAAGCTGTGGTACTGGGGAAACAAGAACGGTGACAACAGCGCGTGGTATCCGAGCGTCAAGATTTTTCATCGAGAGAACATGCTTGCTCCGTGGGATAAGGTTGTGGAAGCAGTAACCAACGAGCTGGGGAGAATTGAACATGATCGACGATGTGAGCGAACCGGGATCTTGGGATAAGGAATTAAAGGCTGCGCCGTGGGGGTATGGGCAAGCCCAGTCCCAGCGGTTGCGTAATGCTCTAGCGGAGATACGCGCTAGGGGTTTATGGAGTGAAGCGGCAGTATTGGAACAAGAAATCCAAACGCTGCGGCGAGACTTGGAAGATGTAAGAGGACAGACATGAGTGAGAACAAAGATGCAATCAGAGAATACCTCGCTACTATCGGAAGCCGAGGTGGAAGCGCTGCTAAAGGAGCTAAAAAGCGACGGCCTAAAGAGCATTACCAGAGAATGGCAAAGCTCTCCCTCGCCCGACGACGCGCAAAAAAGAAGGAAAAAGAAAATGGATCCGATCAATCCTGAGCATTACAAGAAGGGTAAAATTGAGTGCATCGACGCCATTAATTCGGCTTTGACCGAGGATGAGTGGCGTGGGTTCTTAAAAGGCACCGCGATTGCGTACTTATGGCGGCTTGGGCACAAGGACTCTGTGGAGCAAGATGCCAACAAGACGCTGTGGTATGTCTCGTGGCTTGCGGGCAACGACCCGAGGAAGTAAACTTCGGCCCGTGCTATCTCCTGTTCTCCTGTTATGGAGTTGCCCCGGAGTTGAGTGGTTAGTCTCCTCCGGGGATTTTTTTACCTACGCGCTTTGTACACCCTGCGGCTACGGCCCGGTCCATCTTTCGAGATGACCTCTTCCATGACATCGCCTGACTCCAGCAGGGTCTGAAGAATCTCGTTTCGGTCGCGGGCTTTCATACCCTGTAGGGCTTTAGCCAACTGCGTGGTGCTGGCACCTTCGTCGCCTTGCTTGCGGATGAAGTTAAGCACGCGCTTGTGAGAGGCTTCGATATCGTTCTCCGAGACTTCCTTCTGCATAAGCTCTGCTGTGTAGAAGAACGACCAGCGCACAAGATCCATAGCCATCTTGAAGATTTCGATGCTGACGGTAGGCGAGATGGGGTCAAGCGCAATGGCTTCGATCATCGCAATCTTGACGATCATTTCGCTGTAGCGGACCCACAAGGCTTCGTCGTTGCGCGACTGTTTGATCTGCCATTCCTTGACGCGCTGATATTCCTCAAACGCGGGGCCTTCCCACTTGACGATCATGGGTACAACAGCCGAGTTCGGAATCGTGGGCTGATTCGTTAAGTTACCGATGCCTGCGGGGGTCACGGTATACGAATCCATGATGTCCTTCACGATGTCTTCAGGGGGCAATGAGTCCTGAGAGGGCATCTGTGAGTCGGGGTAATCATCGAACGGCGGTATCAGCAAGATACGGCTCAGTGTACCGTTATCCACCATGTCGAAGTTCAGCGCCGGAATCAGCGTGCGCGGGGTGGTGGTGCCGAAGAAGTTGAAGTTCGGCTGGTTGATGTCGAGCCGCTGCCGGTCGCGTGAGTCGGCGTATTCCTGACCGTGATAGATACCGCTGCTGCTGGAGTACACCTCAAGCAACGTCTTGATGATGTCACGCTGGTGACTTGCGGCGTTCTTGGCGGTCAAGCTCTGAAGGTACAAGCCCATTTCGTCAAGGTGCGAGATACGCGACGGGTAGTCGTACAGTGTTCGCAGAATGGCCACGCCTGACGAAAAGCGGTCGCCGCAAATGAGTTGATGCAAACCCGCATTGATCATCAGTTCTTTGATGCGCTGACGGCTGTGGTCTTTACCGGCACCGGGCTTGGCTACACCAATCGCAAAGACATTGCAGCGCGTGTTGAGATGCTCCATGGCGTACCGTCGCCCGAAGATCGCACCGAACATGACGAGCGTGTTGGCAAGTGCAAACGTGGGCTGGGGTTGCTGGGCTGAGGCAATGATCCAGCGCGTGACGCGACCGACCAATGAGCGGCTTTCAAACCACTGTGTGGGAAAGTTCTCACGCGTGCTCTTCGGAATGCGCTTGGGTTCTTTGATGTTGGTGAGATCCACCTTGACCGACTTGATTGGATTTAAATCCAAGTGTACGGGTGGAACCCAACCGTTCTTCTGCGCCAAGAAGTACAAAGACCCGGCTCCGATGCGCGACGGCGGGGACTTGCTGTAGTGCTCCCATCGCTGCGTGGTTTCGAGTTGGTTGTACTTGCCGGACTCTCGTGACCACTGGTCAAAGATGTGAAAACCTTTGGCTTCGGTGGCGCAATAGATCGCCATGCCGATACGGTTCCAGTCATCCCAAGATAGATCCGGGTTCGGAACAAACTTGAGCGAATCTTCAACGGCAGCGAGCGTGCCCACGAGGCCCTCGTACGAAGTCTTTGCGTCCTTGTCTGGGATAACCGTGGAGACAAGACGGGTGCGCCTCAGATTCGGCGGTAAAGTCTTATACGCTTCCTCTGCCGCAGCCAGTACTTGCTCACGAGTGACGAGCGGCAATGCGCTGACTGGAGTCTCAGCCGGATTCTCAAGTGGCCAGCGGTACGGCTGTCCTGTTTCCGGGTGAATCGAGTAGGCCACGAACTGCTGCCCAACGCCGAGGACTTCAATCGGATGGAGCGAGATCTTGGTGAACGGCTCCAGTGTGCGATAGAGATAAAGCGCCTTCGGGGACTTGCCGATACGAATGAGATCAGTCTGCCCAAGCTTTTCTTGGAAGACCTTTCCAACCGCAATGGCAACACTCTCATCCAGTATGTCGATATCAATGGCGACGACTTCACCTGTAATGATGCCGATGCCACACGGTGCCCAACTGGACCAGATATCAACGTGGGTCTGCTCTGCGTGAACTTCGGTCCAGCGAGCAAGATCGCCCCAGCCTCTACCTTCGTCGTATCGCCCCGGCCTTTTGGTTCCCGGCGCAATTGGGATGATGCGATAACCCGCGTCAACGAGCTTCGCACCATACTGCTGCATGAAATGGTCAGACATTTTCGACTTTAACCTCAACCCGTTCTTCGCCGTATTCTTTGGAGGCAACGAGTTGGCACACGGTCGCGTCGTCGCTGAACACCGTGCCGTTTAAACCGTCCAAGATTGCCTTGACGATGTTGTCAAGATCTGGACGAGAAATGTGCCACCCCGTTTTGGTCTTATGTTGAAAGTACGCTTTGATCGTAACTCTCACTGGACCTTCTAACATGTCCTTCCCGAACATGGCAACTTGAGCAAGCGTCGTAACGCCCTGCTCGTACAATTTTGTTTCTCGTGGTGTGTATGTTGTCACACCGCCGCTCTTGGTGCGGCCAAACCGTGGGCGTGCTTTACCCACAGGTTTTCCATAGATTACTAACTCAATCATTCCAACCCCGCTAATTTGTATATACGCGAAACAATTTCAGGAGGCGTATCAGATTGCCCTGAGAAATACCGACTCAATGTATTGCGGTGTACCCGTAGACGTTTTGCCGCAGCACAAATCGTAAGCCCTTGTCTATAGAAGGCGATGTATGCCCGCTCACGATCAGAGTTGAGAACTCCTCGCAACAATGTCACTTGACCGCGAGTCTTGCGCTCAATTACCTTGAGCCACTTGGGCGACGGCATTCTTGACCCTGTAACCCAGCGGGTTACTGCCGTACGAGTACAGCCGCACATATCAGCGAACTCCTCGTGCGTCAAGTTGTTTAATTCCAACCAGTCTTTAAGGGTCATTTGGCCTCCTAGAATGGTGACATCATGCCACCGCTTGCAATCTGTCACAAGGGGGTGTATCTTCGATTCCGTTGAGACACGGACAAAAAACGAAATTGTCCTGTCCTGTCCGGTTGTCCGGGCAGAGAAACTTGAAACTTAAACGAGGAAACTGAAATGAGAACTGAGCTAGAGATTGCAGCCGACTTGTTCGCTGCCAAGCAAGCTGAAAAGGAAGCAGAAGCAAAACGGATAGCACTGGAAGAAGAACTCGTTGCCGTTCTTGGCAAACGAGATGAAGGGAGCAAGACCCACGCCGTTGGTAACTTCAAGGTTACTATCACGGGCCGCGTTACCCGCAAGATTGACTGGGACATGTTTGACGAAGTGTCGAGCAAAATCCCCGAATCACTCTGGCCGGTGAAGCGAACCCTTGATGTGACGGGCGTGAAGTATTTGGCTAACAACGAGCCAACGCTTTACAAGGTTCTTGCTCCGGCGCTCACCGTTGAGCCTGCTAAAACAACTGTATCAATCGTAATGGGAGCTTGAGATGGCTATATCACTTAAGAGTTTGAGAAAGACTGGCGTCGCACGCCCGCCGAGAATCGTGGTTTACGGCACGCATGGCATTGGCAAAAGTTCCTTTGCAGCGCAAGCCCCGAACCCGGTATTCATTCAGACCGAAGAAGGACTGGATGCAATCAACGTCACGGCGTTCCCGGTGTGCGAATCGTTTGATGACATCATGGAAGCGATTGGGTCGCTGGCCTCCGAAGATCACGAGTTCAACTCGGTGGTTTTGGATAGCGCCGACTGGGCCGAGCAATTGGTTCATCGTCGCGTCGCGAAGGACAACAACGTCGCCACCATTGATGCCATTGGTTACGGCAGGGGCTACAAAGCTGCGGCGGATTACTGGAAACAGATCCTAGAAGGCTTTGACCATCTGCGTAATACCAAGAATATGCAGGTCATCCTGCTGGCGCATACGCAAGTGAAGCGGTTTGATGATCCGCTTGCCGACCCGTATGACCGCTATCAGCTTGATCTGCATCACGGTAGCGCAAGTCTGATTAGCGAGTGGTGCGACATTCTAATGTTTGCAAACCAGCAGTACTCCACTGTGAAGAGTGATGTCGGTTTCAACCAGAAAGTTACCCGTGCGATTGGCACCGGCAATCGTGTGTTGTACACGCAAGAGCGTCCGGGTTGGCAGGCGAAGTCACGCTGGCCGTTGCCGGATACGTTGCCCCTTGACTACACGAAGTTTGCCGAATCCCTCGGCACCGCAATGACAAAAGTGATTGGAGAATAAACATGGCAAAGTTAAACCTGAACCCTTCAGACTTTGAAACTGGAAACGACTCGGCTCCGGAGATTCTTCCGGCGGGTGAGTATCAGATGCAGATCATTCAGTCTGAGATGCGCGAAACCAAAGCAGGCGACGGTCAGTACCTCTGGCTGGAGTTTGAAATCCTTGGCCCGAAGTACGCTGGTCGTAAGTTTTGGGAGCGTTTAAATCTTCTCAACAAGAACGAAGTGACCGTGAAGGTTGCCAAGAAACAACTGAGCGCGATTTGCTCTGCGTTGAGCTTGAGTTCTTTCCCGAGCGACTCTGAGCAACTGCACTTCAAGCCGCTCAAGGTTGCGATCACGCACAAGGAAAACAAGCAAGGAAACCTTGAAGCCCGTCCGACGTACCTTCCGCTGAACGGTGGGGCTGCTGCCCCGGCCCCGGCTGCTGCCCCTGCGGCTCCGTCTGCAACCGCGAAGCCTTGGGAACGTCACAAGAAGTAAACGGCGGGCGCGACGTTTCACCAAGCTTCCCAGCTATCCCCGCAATGGTGAGATGTCGCGCCCTCCTTTGGAGGGGGCATGGTCAAAATTCCTCTGTTTGAGGACCCGACTCTTCGGGCAGTTGATTTCTATTTGGAAGAATCTCAGGAGAAGCGTAGCCGAGGGTATCTTGGCGCGTCCTCCATAGGAGATTCGTGCGACCGAAAGTTATGGCTTAGTTTCCGGTGGGTCAGAAAAGGCTTTATCGAAGCCGCTGGGCTGCGTAGAATCAATGATGGACACCGGGGCGAACAGGTAGTTGCAGCGCTGTTGAGGGCCGTCCCCTCAATCGACCTTTCCACGGAAAAGGAACCCGGTGTTCAGCACTCGTTTGAAGCGATTGGCGGACACTTCCGTGGCAACTGCGATGGCCTGATTACTGGGCTGCTGCAAGATCCCGAGACGCTCCATGTCTGGGAATGCAAGGTCGTCAACGAACAAAAGTTTAAGAAGCTTCAGAAGCTTGTCGAGACGAACCAGTCATCGGCGCTTAAGAACTGGGACATTGTGTACTATGCACAAGCTCAGATTTACATGCACTTCTTTGAAGCGACGAAGCATTACCTGACCGCAGCCTCTCCGGGCGTGCGTGATCTGACAAGCGTCGTGACTGAATACGATGCCGGTGAAGCAGAGAAGTACATTGAGAAAGCGAGACGCGTGATCTTCTCGCCTTACCCGCCACTTAAGATTTCCAAAGACCCGGCATGGCACGAATGTAAGTACTGCACGTTTCACTCCATGTGTCACGAGCAAGACATGCCGCGTCACAAATCATGTCGAACTTGTTTGCACAGCACGCCGCTTAAGACAGGCGGATGGAAGTGCGAGTTCCACAACAAAGACTTGAGTATAGACGACCAAGCAAAAGGCTGCGGTAGTCACTTGTACGTGCCTGACCTGATCCCCGGCGAGCAGGTAAACTCGGGACCGAACTGGGTCGAGTACAAACTGGGGGACGGGTCGGTATGGATAGACAAGACGAATTAAAAGACGAGGAAACGATTGCAGAGTTTGTCCTGACCGATGAGGACATGATGATCATATTGCGATCATTAGATCTTTACGGCTACGCATTGATGATGTCAGAGAACGTCGTAGAAGTTTTGAAAGTTAAAGCCATCGTATTGAAAGTACTCACCCAACTACCGAGACAAGATTTAAACTCGTGATTCAACTTCGCCCTTATCAATCCGAAGCCATTGATGCGACGCTCCGTTATCTTGCGGAGAATGACGGCAACCCGCTGATTGTGCTTCCGACCGGGACCGGCAAGAGCATCGTCATTGCTGAGTTTTGCAGACAGATCTTGTCGAACTGGTCGGACGTAAAGATCGTGGTCATCACGCACGTTCGCGAACTGATTAAGCAGAATTACGACGAGCTTAAGAATCTGTGGCCCGAAGCTCCGGCTGGAATTAACTCAGCGGGTTTAAACAAGCGCGACTACGATCCGCCTATTGTGTTCTGTGGGATACAGTCGGTGTACAAAAAGGCGTCGCGCTTTACAAAAGTTGACCTTGTTCTGGTCGATGAAGCGCATCTGATTCCGCGTAAGACCAGCACCATGTACCAAAAGTTCCTCAAGAATTTAAAGATTATGAACCCGCACGTCAGGGTGATTGGGTTAACGGCTACACCATATCGCTTGGACTCGGGGCTTTTGCACACTGGCAACGAAGCCTTGTTCGACGGCATCTCGTACGAAGCCGATCTGAAGGACATGGTGAACCAAGGCTACTTGACCAAGCTGGTATCGAAGCAGCCGAAAACGCAGCTTGATGTGACCAATGTGCGGTTACGTGGTGGGGAATTTATCCCGGGCGAACTGGAGAAGGCGGTCAACAAACTCGACATCAACGAAGCCGTGGTGCAAGAGATTGTCACTTACGGAGCAGATCGTAAGTCGTGGCTCATCTTCTGCTCAGGCGTCGATCACGCAAGCAACGTCGCCAACATCATCCGGCGGCATGGCATCAGTTGCGAAACCATCTTCGGGGATACGCCGGACACCGAGCGCGACCGAATCGTTAGCGAATTTAAACAAGGCAAGATCCGCGCACTGGCCTCCATGGGCGTACTGACCACGGGCTTCAATGCTCCGGCGGTCGATCTTCTGGCGCTGCTACGGCCTACCCAATCGACCGGCCTCTACATTCAAATCATGGGCAGAGGCATGCGCAACCATCCGGACAAGTCGGATTGTCTGGTACTCGACTTCGCAGGCAACGTCGCCCGACATGGCCCAGTAGATCGGGTCAACCCCAAGAAGCCCCGTAAATCGGACGGAGAAGGCGTAGCGCCGACCAAGACCTGCCCTCAGTGCAAGAGCATCGTCTTTGCGGGCGTGGCCGAATGTATGGACTGTGGCTACGTCTGGCCACCGAAGGCACCGGAGATTCAAAAGACCGCGACCACGCTACCCGTAATGAGCATGAACGCGCCGTCCGAGTGGATCAAAGTGAACTATGTTGCTTATAGGCTACACAAGAAACCCGGCAGTCCCGACTCCATGCGGGTCGAGTATCGCTCTGGTCTAACGGTCTATCGAGAGTGGGTGTGCTTCGATCACAAGGGTTATCCCAAGGACAAGGCCATGAAGTGGTGGCGTCAGCGAATGAGCGGCCCCGGTATGTTGCCAACTAGCACGATGGACGCGCTGGCCAAAGTCAACTTACTAATGAAACCGACTGAGATAAAAGTTCAAAAGAATGGAAAGTATACGGAGATTACGAAGTTCAGGTTTGTGTCAGATATGCCGCAGGGAGGAACGGGGGTTCATCTTCGATCCCCCACGGAGAAACAGTCGCCCCAAGGCACGCTTCTGCTCAATGAAGTGCATGGATAACTATATGCTCGACAAATCACCCAACGAGAAGATTGCTTTAAACGATGCTGCCGCCGCAGCAGGTACGTTCATCGAAGCCAATGGAACCTATAGCTTCTTAGACTTTACGCCTGACCAGTTTGACCAGTTCGTCGAAGCTATTGTGACGGCGTATGTGGACTCTCTTCAATCGCAGGTGGCCGATATTGAGGGAATTCGTTTCCCTTGACGTAGCCGTTACCGCGACACGGTTCGCTCTTCATCGTAAATATTAGGATGCCGGAGTACTTGGGGTTGGAGCACCAACCCTCACCTTCGTACGTTTTGATGAAGTACTTGCACTGTTCGCAGCGCATCACAACTTGATCCCTCTAAACCACGCGTTGCCGTGCTCGACTACGCAAAGTTCCGGCTGCAAAAGCTTGCCCTTGTAGAACGTCAACACCGCAAAGCCCGACGCCCAGTTAACGGGACCGGCTTCGGTATAGTTAAACTGCGGGCCGTATGGATCGGCCATGGTGCCGGTATCAACACCGTATCTACGTCCACGGTAATCCGCCCACGGCGTAACCTGAAGTTTATGCAGGTGCCCGTGTACATACGAGACACCGGCCTTGAGCGTGCTGTTGTAAGCCGAGTGAACGCCGCCCGAAACAGGTCGATGCCGGATCGTAGTCCAGCCGTCTGTCTGGTTGTTTAAATGGATGCACCAGCCCGCACGCCAACGCGGTAGATAGTCGAGCAGGGTCATGCCGGTCATCTCTTCTAATTCGCCCACGCGACTCGACAGATAGTTTTCAAACCGGGCGTCGTGGTTACCAATGGTACGGATGAGTTTGGCCTTACCCGCAGCCCGTTCGATCTCGGCACAACGGTCTTGAACCGCAGCAATCTCGTCCTTCATATGGGGCTGCTTTTCCCACATGATCCGCGCATGGCGGCTGATTCGAGCGCCGTCCAAAACGTCCCCGTTCAGGATCACCATCTTTGGACTAAGCTGCTTAGCTAACTTACAAAAGGCTTCGTGCGCCTTAGTGACGATACCCGGCCAGTAGTGGCAGTCAGAGGCAACCAATACGACGCCATCGGTGACGGTATCGGACATCTCGGTTTCGTACTTCTCTTGTCGAACCTTGGCCAGTTCGTTGAGCTTATTCCCAACCTTGGTTTTGATGCTGGTAGAGGATCTGCTCATTTGATCGCTGCTAAGGGCGATACCGTATTTTTGCTCCAAACTTCGTCGCCTGTCGTAGACGGATCTAACACCCATGTTTAAATGTTTGGCGACTAAATCTGCTTTTTTAAAGCGTTTCCAAGCTTCTATAAACTCGGAATCATCTGTGTATCTTGGCATGATTACTTCTTGCTAATTTTGATGCCTAGTTCCTTCCGGCGTTTTTCCGTGGCTTTATCGTCTCGGACAGCCTTCCATTCAATGCAGCCGTCCACAACACGGAACTCTTCCTTGTGTACAAGTGCACAGTCACAGCACTCCGTGTGCGTGTAACCCTTCATGCGGTACCACTTCCCATCCTCAATCTGGACGGGGATGTACTTCTCCCGCTTTTTCATGGACTTGACTCTACCTGCTTGAGTAGCGTCT